GGATCTGCTTATCATATGAATGACCCTTTAGAAATAAAATACACTTATGATATCTCACAAAAAATTTTAGATGAGATGGGAGCTTCACAAGATGAGAAGACGGCATTTAATCAAGATACTAAGTCGACAATATTTGATTCATATATTTGGAGTTTTTCAGCAAATAAGAATAATCAAGCCTTAAATAATTATGGAGAAATCGCCATTGGTATAGATGTTCAGAAACTTCAAAATCATTTAGCTAATCGCAATACGAATCTGTACTTTGAAAATATGCACGAAGGTAATGGATACACTTTTCCGTTATATGTTGAATACAATGAAGAAATACAAAATGAATATCTACGATCGGTTTTAAAAGAATGGTTATTAGCTTATCGTGGATTGAAAAACACCCCTTTGGAAAAAGTAGCTAGTGATATCGCTTTTGAATGTATTCAGGCATTATTTCTTTTCTCACTTTGCTTTAAAAGGCATCTCTTGTATCAAGAGGAAGAGATTCGCTTTGTGGTTGAAAGGATAAGTATCTCTAAGGAGCAGAAACCAGACACTCATTTTAATAATAGACCGGTAATAATTACTGATTTCACACCTGATATGGTATCATCCATAGTTGTTAGTCATAAGAATGGTGCTGATAAAAGAATTAAAGAAATAAAGCAATACCTTATTAAACATGGATTTGATCAAACTAAGGTATTACTAACCGATATGCCTTATTAAAACAAAAACAGCACCCAGCCAAAGTAGCTGAGTGCTGAATATCCCAAGTTTTCACATATTAACTCTAATTACTTCACCATCTTTGAACGTGAATTCCATGTAGCGTTGGAAGATGGTGATTTTTTCTACCAAGCGACGGACCAATTGTTCATCAAAGTCTACCAAGCCATACTTGTGAAATTCAATTAATTCGTTGATTTCATCAAGACTGTGTAGTTTTGCCTGTTGATCAGTTTCACAACTTTGGACTTTTTCTTTTTGCTTCCGCAGGTCCATAATTTGCTGGGTTAGCGCGTCGCAGTCTTGATGCTGGTTAGCAGCCTGGATGAGCTTCATCTGCACCTTTTCCAGCTGTTGGTCGATTTGATCAAGTGTTGGTCCTTTGGAGTTCTCGATGACCTTCATGATGTTGGCTTTGATTTGTTTATTGGCTAACTCATGCCCTTCAATGAGCTGGTTAAAAGCTTCAATAGTAGCTTCTTTTAGAAGGGGTTCTTTAACGTTTCGAATCATGCAGCGGCGACCAGTTTTACTTCTCCTTATCCGACTGGCGCAGCGCCAGACTGCTACTTTTTCTGGTCGATACCACATGTTCCGTTGGAGAATATCACCGCATTTACCACAGAATAATTTTTGAGAGAAGCAATATTTACTGTTCAGACGTCTATGCTTACCGTTTTTAGTGGTGATTCCGTTACGTCGTTGTTTGATGATCTGCTGTACTTGCATAAAAATAGATTTGGGAATAATCGCCGGGTGATCATTCTCCACGTAGTATTGTGGCATGATACCTTCATTCTTCACTCGTTTTTTATTAAGAAAATCAACGGTGTAAGTCTTTTGTAAAAGGGCATCACCCATGTATTTTTCATTCTTTAGGATTTTGGCCACGCTGCTAGAGCGCCAATTTTTTGTTTTGCCACCAGTCAGAATACCATCAGCTTTGAGTGAATCAGCGATTTGCTTCATGCTCATTCCATTTAAGTAGCTATAGAAGATCCGTTTAATAACCTTGGCTTCTTCCGGTTCAATTACCAAGTTACCTTGAGCATCCTTGGTATAGCCCAGGAAGTGATTATGATTCACGAATACTTTTCCTTGCTGATAGCGGTACTGAATCCCCATCTTGACGTTTTGCGATAAGGACTCACTTTCTTGTTGAGCAAGGGAAGCCATGATGGTAATCAGAACTTCACCTTTGGCATCCATGGTGTTGATATTTTCTTTTTCAAAGAAGATTGCAACATTGATGGCTTTTAAGTCTCTGATATACTTCAGGCAATCAATAGTATTTCGAGCAAATCGGCTAATTGACTTGGTGACAATTAAGTCAATTTTACCGGCTTTACAGGCCGCAATCATTTTATTGAATTGTTCCCGTTTCTTGGTGTTGGTTCCGGAGATTCCATCATCAGCATAGATACCTGCAAATTCCCAGGTTGGTTCCTTTTGAATTAGCTCTTTGTAGTGAGCTACCTGAGTTTCGTAGGAGCTAGCCTGCTCATCATAGTCGGTCGAAACCCGGCAATAAGCAGCTACCCGGAGCTTTTCAAAAGGTTGTGGACTACGTTGATGATGGACACTGTTTCCTTTTGGCTGATGGGCAGGAATAATGCGTACTTTACCCAATTAAATCACCTTCACTTTCGATAATGCTGTACAAATATTCGGCTTGCTTGATTGGTTCATTGAACCGTTGCTTAATGATGCCACGGTAGAATTGTTGATAAACTGCGGCTTTCTTGGTTAGTTTTTCAGTTAATTCCAAGGCACATTTGAGTTTAAAGATCACTTCAGTCGGATCGTTGACAATGATTTGCTGTGCAAAAGTTTGAAATAAGTTGGGATCAAAGCTGGTTAGCGTTTGCCCTTTCTGGCACCAACGCAGTAAAGACCTGACTTCTTCAAAATTGTTGGCTGAATCAGTATTTTGACTATTCAGCAGTTTGATCTTTTGTCGGCATTGATAAGTGTCTTGTTCTAGTTTGGCCGTTTGGTTAACATAAATGGCCTTGTCGAGCAGCCCTGATTGCATCAATTGGGTTAGCGTTTCGGCCTTATGGTCGTTAGCTTTGATTTGCTCAGCCAATTTTCCTAATTCACCATTGGAATTGCTATTAGCTTGATTTTGTAGTTCTTCAAGCAATGGTTGCAGTAGGAACCTCTGGCTGAAGATTAACTTATTCATCATGCTGCAGAAGGCGGCTTCCAAACTTTCTTCACTAATTGCTTTAATCGGGCATTGCTTGGCAGACTTTAAGTGCTTTTGACATGCCCAACAGATTTTATTAGGTCTGGTTTGTCGCTTAAAGGTGGTACTGCAATATCCACAGATGATTTTTCCTGAGAAAGGATAATGTTGCTGATACTTGTGAGTACCGACTTCAATGTGGCACTTTTGCGCATTTTCCTTAATTATTTTCTGAGCTTGATCGAAGGCTTGGTAACTTATCAAACTTGGATGATGGTTTTCAATTAGGTATTGGGCTAGTTCACCATGGTTGAAATGGCGATGATATTGATCATCACGATAAGTTTTCTGACACAACATGTCACCGGTGTAGTTGATGTTTCGTAGAATGTTAAGGACCGTATTACTGCGCCAGTGACCGCCACGTTGGGTCGCAACTTGATGTCCATTTAGATCTTTAGCAATTTGCGTGGCAGAAGTGCCAGTCAGAAATTTATGGAAAATATGTTTCACGGTACGTGCTTCTGCTGGATAGATTAATAAGTTGCCATCTCGAAGCTTATAACCGTAAGGTGCAGAAGATACTCTAAATTCACCACTAGCAAAGCGTTTCCTGATTGCCCAGCGTAGATTACCTGCTGTTGAGTGGGATTCATCCTGGGCGATGCTGCTAAGGATCGATAGAAATAACTCGCTGGCCATTGCTCCAGTGTTGATGTGTTCTTTCTCAAAAATGATGGGAATGTTTAGCTGTTGCAATTCACGGACAATTTGTAAACAATCAGTCGTATTTCGTGATAAGCGACTGATGGATTTGGTTACTATCAGGTCAATCCGGTGATTGCAACAATCACCCAGTAATTCTTTTAAAGCATTCCGTTTCGTTAATTTAGTGCCAGAAATGCCTTCATCATAGTAGATTTTGGCAAGTTGCCAATTGGGATGATGACTAATGTACTCCTGATAATGCTCACGCTGATTTTGCAGACTTTCCAACTGTTCAAAATTGTCAGTTGAAACTCGACAGTAGGCCGCCACACGGAGTTGCTTGACATCGCGTTGGTAACCTTCAATTTTAGTAATGGTTGACATGGCAAACCTCCTTTCGTTAGTGTGGTATGTTAGCTCTAGAACCTTGATGTATCAATATTTTCTGGTCCTAATAAGGGCGGAAATGATTGTTTGTTTAAGTCATCAATCTCCTTAAATTCAGTGGTTGAGATTAGACCCTTGTTGAGTAGAGCTTGGATGATTTGTTTTGATTGTTGATAATGCAAATCATTCAATAATTGTTCTGAACTAATATTATTCTTTATTGATTGCAACGGTTGATGAGTCATCGCTTGAACTTTCTTTACCATATTTAATTACCTCCACTGATAAGCCAGGAAAAGTGGAAAAGTAAACCCTCAAATCAACTTGCTAATTGAAAAAGATTCTTTAAATATATAGTAAGAGGGCAAGGTCGCTACTCTGACCCTCAAGCGTGATCTAAGATACGTGGCTTATTTGAGAAGGAATCTCATTTGACTCCAACCACAGTTTAGGAAGACTAACCATCTTATATGGTTGGCTTTTTGTTATGGTAAAAGAAAAAAGCCTGCAGACCGGAGTCCACAGGCAAAAGTTACAATAGTTGATTAACGCGTTTTTGAATTTGGGTGGGGTCATAGCCAGCTTGCTTCAAGCGGTTGATTCGTTCATTACCATTACCCCAGGAACCACGGATAACTTCACGAGCTATTTGGTCGACTGACTTACGATTTAAGAGACGGTTAACCTTTTCTTGGACCACCGCATAGTCATAACCGGCAGCGGTTAAGCGTTGTTGACGGTCAGCACCATTACTCCATTGACCATTTAAAACTTCAGCAGCTAGTTCATCAGGGTTCTTCCTGGCAACTGGCTGTTTTTTGTTAATAACTGCTGCGTAATCAATGTAGGCATAATCCAGATCACAGTTGCCATTGACACCTGGAACAGAACCAGTAGAGGAATGTTGCCAGATTCCGTAATTACCACTGTAGTTACAACGCGGACCATATTCAGCCACCCAGACAGCATAACGCTGAGCTACAGCTGATGAAATATAGTTTTGTAGTGGTGACCGTGAGATGTAGAGACCGGCGTAACAACCGTTTTGTTCTAGCACACAGCAAAAACTTTTGACTAAACTATCACAGAAGGCACGTCCCTGATGGAATAGCCATTGTTCTTCGAGGTCAAAGTAAATTGGATAATCAAAATGACGGTTACCTAAAACAGTCAAACAGGCACGAGCTTCGTTAGCTGCGTCTTCGGGAGAAATAGCATAGGAATACCAATAAGCTCCTACTTGTAAACCGGCTGCTTTGGCTTGGGTATAGTGTTCTGCAAAGTAACGGTCTTCTTGGCTCGCTGACCGACCATAGCCAGCTCTGATTAGAACAAACTTAACACCACTTGCTTTGACTGCATTGAAATCCACATGTCCTTGCCATTCAGAAATATCAATCCCAGGAATCATGATTTATCACCATCCTTGTCATGTAATTGTTGGAGAATACTCTTTAACTTATCGGGCACAGGTAAGCCTAAGCGACTGGTATTTTCCAGTAATGAAATTCCTTCATTAGAGATATAGAAAAAGACTGTTGCTGTTCGGATGGCCGAACCGTTTTTTAGCAGATAGACGTCAAGAGAGTGGGCAATACCTACTAAGAGTAGAATCAGCATTTTTCTAGTGAGACCACGAAAACCGATCTCACTGGAGAGTTTATGTTCATTAATTGCGCAGAGCACACCGGTAATATAGTCCGCCACCATGAAAATGAGTAGAACATACAAAAAGCCATCCAGGCCGCCTAAAAACCAGCCAAGAAATGCACCAACAGCACCAAAACAAGTATTGATGATGGTTAAACTAGTTGTCTTCATCTGGATTATCAACTCCTCTCGAATACTCGGCCTTAATTTCCAGATACTCATGGTTGTATTTGACGTCATCGATAAAGCCGATATTGTAGCCGCGTCCTTCAAACCAGATGTTAGTTTCTTCGTCAACGTCGTCACGGTATCGGATAATAAAGGACAATTGCTTTTCCAATTTAACGGATACCGCCGTGTAGTATTCCTGACCGTGCAATGCCGAGACTTTAGCCCATACATCACCGAGGCGAACATCTTTGTACATCGACATTCCAGTATTAGGATTTTCGCCGACATATTTCTTTTTCATTAGAGTAATGCGTCGATCTAGTTCACCAATATCAGCAATCTTACTGATACGTTTGTTTTGCTGTTGCATTAAAATTCCTCCTTCCGGTAAGGGGACAAAATGGCCCGAAGAAATTTAATCATGGCATCAAAATCAGCTGTTTCCCGATATTCATAAAGGTAAGCCACTGTATAGAGAATGGCGGTATGAATATCCTCAGGGAGGGGATCAAACGCTGATAGTGGTTGGCGAAGCACATTCTCGACCGTAGCTGTTGCCGATCCAATCAACTTTGTAATGAGGTCATCTTCAACAGTGTTGTCTACTCTCAGGTAGGCTTTTGCTTCGGCCAAAGTAATAGCAGCCACATTTCATCAATCCTTTCTATTTAGCAGCCATGGACAAGGTTTTAATTGCTTCTGGTAGGATAACTTTGCCGTCAACTCGTTGTGAGCCTAAAAAACCAACTTGACCAGTTACGGCATAAAGTTCATTAAGACGTTTGAAAGTTCGGCCTTGTCGATCTGCAATCCAGTAGTAATTGAAGTCGCCAAAGAGAACTGGCTTATTGGAAGCAGACAGTGTTGGCATGAATGGACTGGTATAAACAGGGCAGTTGAGGATTCTGTCTGGCTGACCTGCTTGAACGGAAGGTTGCCAAATGTATTGGTCATTTTTATCTTTCATCTTGCGGATGACCTTCACAGTATCATCATTCATCAAAAAGACAGCATTTTGACGGTATGGTGTCTTCAAAGAATAGAAGAGATCGATTAAATCATCAAAAGTTAATGAATCAGCCTTAGCAGCTGTTGATCCAGCTGAAGCACCATTAGTATCGGTCAAGATACCAGTAGGTTGACCAGTACCGGTACCGTTTAAAAAGGCTTGTTCTTCAGCGTTACCGAGCCTGCGACCGAATTCATCAGATAGGTAAGCCATCAAATCAAATGCCGAATCATTTAGTAATTCTTCTGACACTTTGATCAGGGTCCCTAATTTATGAGCGCCAAGTGACACCTGACTAAATTGTGTGTTGGACTCTGTGTAGGCCGCTTCTTCTTCTAGCCAGGCTGCGGTACCTTCACTGGCCACTACTGGAATTTTGTGTTCACCGCTATTGGTTTGGATGACATGGCTGATGGTTCGTAGGACATTTGCTTCTTGAAGCTTTTGGATAAGTTGATTTTCAAATTCGTCGGGCACTAGGAAGCCACCATCTGGATCCGTACCTTCTTTCAGTGCATCAACGACCACATGACCACGCATCATTTGCCAGAAATCTTTTGCATAAGCCTCCTGGCCCTTTGGTAGCTGGTTAGCAATTGGGGAATTAGTAAGGGCCTTACTGGTGGGTTGGTTTAATGCCACTTCAATTTCTGCCTGCTTGTGCATTCGATCGATTTCCTTACCTAAGTCGACAACTTCTTGCTCCATCTTTTCATAGCGGGTATTGTCTTCAGCTGAAAGTACATCTGATTCCTTTTGCTTAGTATCCAAAAAATCCTTTGCTTGCTTCCAAATACGGGCACGCTTTTCTTGTAATTCAGTAATCTTACTCATTGATAAGTCCTCCTAAAAATTAGTGTGATAACAAAGAAAGCCGCTTTTGCAGCGACTTTACAGAGATATTAGATTTTGTTTGTGGCTTTAGCTTATTCAATAGAACCAATTCAGATTGCTTATCTGAATACGAGTAACAATCTATGACATCTTTATCTTGGCCCAGCATATTATCAGCAAAGCCCAACTCAATCGCTTTATTGACATTCATCCAGGTTTCGTCATCCATCATGGATGAGATTTTTTCGCGAGGAAGGTTTGTTTTAAGCTCATAGGCATTAATGATTGATTCTTTTGTTTCCGCTAGCATTTGTGCAGCTTGATCAAGATCTTCTTTTTGTCCACCAACAATAGTTAATGGATTATGGATCATGATCATCGCGGTTGGAGCCATAGAAACTTTTGTTCCTGCCATGGCGATAACTGATGCTGCTGAAGCAGCGATACCATCAATCTTGACGTTCACATCATCGGGGTAATTCATTAGCATTGTATAAATGCGACTGGCAGCGACACAGTCACCACCGGGTGAATTTAACCAGATATCAATAGGCCCATTACCTTGGTTTAGTTCATCTTGAAATACTTGGGGAGTGACTTCATCATCAACCCAGCTATTTTCAGCAATCGTACCGTTGATAGTTAAGACACGTTGATTTTGAGGACCGCTCCAGTCCCAGAAACGTTTCATTCTTTTGGTTCCTCACTTTCTTTAGATGGCTGAGAACTATAGAAGTTACCAGCTTGGTTGAGGGGCAGCATATTGCCATTTACTAAGTATTCGTTACCACCTTCATTAGCGGGGATGCGGTTAAGATCTTCAAGTTCTCGAATATCATTTGCAGACAGCCAACCATTTTGGCGCCCGATGGCATAGCCATTCATTCGGCTTTCGTAATCGCCACGTAGTAGTCCATCAACATTGAATTTGACGAAGAACTTTCGTCGATCATCAGCGGAAAGTAGCTGTTGATTCATAGCTTGTTCCCAGCGAATGCACCAAGGGTTCAAGGTGTACTTTACAAATTCTAGTGATTGTTGCTCGATATTTGAGAAAGTTGAACGGTCTAGGTCACCAACCATATGCGGTGGTACACGAAAAATTCTGGCAATTTCGTCGAGTTGGAATTTTCGGGTATCAAGAAATTGCGCTTGGTCAGGTGGAATGGAAAGTTGATGAAAAGTCATTCCTTCTTCCAAGACAGCAATGCTGTGATTATTAGATCCCGAAAATTGTGACTGCCAACTTTTCCGAAGCCGTTCAGGGTCTTTGACTACATTAGGATGCTCGAGAACACCACCAGGCGTGGCATCATTTTTGAAGAAGGTGGCTCCATATTGTTCGGCGGCCATAGATAATCCAATCGCATTCTTAGCCATAGCAATAGGACTGTAGCCGATCAAACCATCAAATCCTAACCCTGCGATATGAAGGACTTCATCGGACAAGAGAATTACTTGCTTCGATTTATTCTTTGCCTGGTAATCATCGTAGTTGCGAGTATAGGTGTAGTAGATTTCACCGTTGGCAGCACGGTTAACGTCCATTCGATCAGGCATCAAAGGATAGAGCCCAGTGATCTCGCCTTGACCGTTTCGAATGATTTGTGCATAGGCGTTACCCCACAGCAATAAATGGTTCATCATGGTTTCACGAAAGATAAAACTGGTCATTTCTGGATTTGGCGCATCATGAAGCAAAAAATAAAGCGGGTGGTTAATTGCCCGCTGTTTACCACCATCGCTGGTGTATTGATAAATGTGGAGTGGCAGTTCAGCTAATCCTTCAGCCAAGACTCGCACACAAGCATAAACTGCTGTATTCTGCATTGCGGTGCGTTCGGTCACATTTTGGCCAGCCATCGAACTGCCGAAAAAAAATGACATGGTGCTGGATAAGGTGTTTTTGGGTGAAGCTTTATTGGTATGGAACAATTTATTAAATAGACTCATGGCATCAACTCCTTTCAGTTTTTCGTAATTACAACATTAATAGACCTCGACCATCATAAACAGAGTCACCATTATCCTCATTTCGGATAGCACGATCCAGTCCCATAATGGTGGCCACTACGCCATCAATTTTTTCAGTTGACTTAGCTTTGTCAGGTTTAATATTCCCAGCTGGGTCAGTGCGGATATAGATATTGTCCATCATCCAACGCAAGACCGGATGACCGCCATGAGCGATCTTCTTTTCCAGAGTTAATCGCATTAGTTCTTTAGTTGGAGGCGTCATGTCCTTAAATCCCTGGCCAAATGGGACCACGGTGAATCCCATACCTTCAAGATTTTGAACCATTTCGACAGCTCCCCACCGGTCGAAGGCAATTTCACGGATGTGATATTTCTTTCCCAGATCATCAATAAAGTGTTCGATGAATCCGTAGTGAACTACATTACCTTCCGTGGTTTGCAGGTAACCTTGCTGCTTCCAAATATCGTAGGGAACATGATCACGGCCTACCCGCAAATCAACATTATCTTCAGGAATCCAAAAGTAAGGAAGCAGGGTATAGCCTTCAGAGTCATCACGCGGCGGAAAAACCAGAACGAAAGCCGTAATATCAGTGGTGGATGAAAGATCCAATCCACCATAACAATCTCGTCCCCGTAATCCAACGGGATCAACTGGAAAGGCACAGGCATCCCATTTATCCATCGGCATCCATCGGACATCTTGTTTGACCCACTGATTTAAACGAAGCTGACGGAAGGTATTTTCTTCAGCAGGATTTTCTTTGGCTGAATTATAGGCATCTTTCACTTTTTCCATTTTGACCGTAATTCCTAAAGAAGGATTGGCCTTTTTCCAAACTTCTGGACTCGACCAATCTTCGTCACGTCCGGCGCCGTAAATGACCGGATAAAAACGGGGATCATGTTTACGGCCCTCAATGATGTCGATTGCTTTTTGATGAACCTGGTAACAGATAGAGTGTTCATCATTACCAGCAGTGGTTATTAGAAAGTAAAGGGGCTGTGTTCTGGCATCCCCCGAACCTTTCGTCATGACGTCGTATAGTTTCCGGTTCGGTTGGGTATGAAGTTCATCAAAAATAACTCCTGACACATTGAATCCATGTTTAGAATAGGCATCTGCGGATAGAACCTGATAAAAACTATTAGTGGGTTCATAAATCAGCCGCTTTTGTGAAGCGAGGATTTTGCATCGTTTTTTCAAAGCGGGGTTCATTCGTACCATATCAGCAGATACGTCGAAAACAATCGCGGCCTGTTGCCGATCAGCGGCACAACCGTAAACCTCGGCCCGTTCCTCACCATCTGCGCAACAAAGCAAAAGGGCAACTGCTGCCGCTAGTTCTGATTTTCCTTGTTTCTTTGGAATCTCAACATAAGCGGTATTGAATTGACGGTAACCATCAGGCTTCAAAATGCCGAAAATGTCACGAATGATTTTCTCCTGCCAATCAATCAACTCAAATGGTTTACCCGCCCAAGTTCCTTTTGTATGACAGAGGCATTCAATAAAAGAAACCGCAAAATCAGCTGCATCCTTGTTGTAAGTAGAATCTTTAGCCATAAAGCGAGTTGGTTTATAATCTTTTAACTTTCTCAAGAAAGCATCACTTCCTTTCGTTAGTACTAAAAAAAGCACTGAGAATAAACTCAATGCTGAATGATTAATTGAATTTGCCAGTTAAAATTAGGTTTACATAGCTGGCTCGGTCAGTGGTCAGGTAATCAACCAAATCGTGGCAGTTGTAATAATAGGCTAGTCGTTTAACATTTTCGATATCAAACATGTTTACTTCGCCAGTATTGCGGATTTGTAAGACTTGCTGACGGATGCGGTCGCGTCTAGCTAATTCGTCTTTGATTCTGCTCATAATTAGACCTCCTGATTCTTAAAAGCAGCTGATCCGGTTAGATTTCGTAGCAGTACTTTTCTTTGTGCTTTGTATTCGGGACCGATAAATCCTAGGCGTAGCAAGAAGCAACGGAAGACATATTTCTCATTAATCTCTTCGTGTGGTTCTGATATGATTCGTTTGTGGCTGATGGCGTATTGCACTAACTTGTCGACAAATTGTTGATAAGCCAGCGCATCACTAGCATCAACTTGATCAAACCAATTAAATGTTACTTGTTGGTCGTCAACGTCTAAGGGGAGCGTTTCCAGCTGGCAAGCATCCTTAATTAGCTGTCCCTTGGCCCAGATTAGGTGACGCAGGTTATCGAGAGCTTGATCTGTAAATTTATCTCGCCGGTAGGTCAGATTCAGTTTAATTATTTCAGTAGGGTGGAAGCCTTGCTGTTCAAGGTATTCAAGTAAATTGGTTGGAATTTCATCCGAGGATGTTAGGATTCCATCTTTGTTAACAGTGTACTTGCCAATCTGATAAGCGTAGGTAGGTGTGTACTGATATTCTGCCTTTTGATGAGTATAGACAGCTAGCTTTGTCACCAGTTCTTTTCGCTGCCGACCGTGTACATTAAATTTGATTTCCATCTTCTGTATCTCCTTATTGGGTTACTGTATACATCACTCTAAAAGGCACAGATAGCAAGGCTTTTCAGTACTTTAGGCCGGCTTTTTAACCTTACTGTAAGGAATCGATTTCCCATCCCTTTCCACACTGACTTTCTGATCCGAATCGACTTGTTCAATATAGCGGTTGACGATGACATCGCAATATTTAGGATCCAGCTCCATCATGTAGCAAATCCGATTAGTCTGTTCACAAGCAATCAGAGTCGAACCAGAACCGCCGAATGGATCAAGAACTGTGCAGTTCGACATAGTAGAGTTCATGATCGGATAGGCTAGTAATGGGATTGGTTTCATCGTTGGGTGTTCCTTACTTTGCTTTGGACGATCAAATTCCCAGATGGTAGATTCCTTTCGTCCGGTGTACCATTCGTGTTTACCATCTTTCTTCCAGCCATATAGAACTGGTTCATGCTGCCACTGGTAGGGTGAGCGACCAAGCACTAATGATTGTTTTTTCCAGATACAGCAACCAGATAAATAAAAGCCAGCATCTTGGAAAGCACGGCGGAAGTTAAGTCCTTCCGTGTCGGCATGGAAAACATAGATGCTGGCGTCATTAGCCATTGCTTGATTCGTGTTTTGAAAAGCAGCGAGTAGAAACTGGTAGAACTTGTCGTTAGTTTGATGATCATTCTTGATCTTGCCAGCCTTGCTTTGGTAATCGACATTATAAGGTGGATCGGTTAACACGAGGTTGACCTTATGATCACCCAGTAATTTCTGGTAGCTTTCTGTTTTAGTAGCGTCACCACATAATAAAGTATGTTTACCTAAGTGCCATAAGTCACCTGACTTTGAAAAGGGTGGTTTATCCAATTCGCTATCAACGTCAAAGTCATCATCATGAGTATCATCTTCAGTAGCAAGCAGGTTAGAGATTTCATCCTCATCAAAACCAGTTAATGAAACATCTAAATCACTAGCTTGCAAGTCAGTCATCAACAAAGCTAACTTATCCTTATCCCAATCACCGCTGATTTTGTTAAGTGCAATATTCAGTGCTTTTTCTTTCTCTTCGTTTAAGCTGACGACTACACATTTGGCTTCTTCGATCCCTTCATCCTGGAGAATCTTTAATCGCTGGTGTCCTCCAACCACGCGGCCAGTTTGTTGGTTCCAGATAATCGGGTCAACGTAGCCAAATTCTCTCATTGATCTTTTTAACTTTTCGTAGTCGGGATCACCCGGCTGCAAATCTTTACGTGGGTTATAGTCAGCGGGGATGAGGTCTGCTATTTTCTTTTTAACAATTTTCATCAGTTCATTCCTTTCCGTGAACGGAGCAAGCGTTCCATCACATCATCTTGTGGGGTAGATCCTTGATAAGTAGTAGCGTTGTTTTCTTTAACAACCTGAAAAATTTGAAACCATAATTGGCTAGATTGCTTCATATAGTCGCGACTCATTGATACGTAAGGGGAAGCAATCGCATTCCCGGTCGTCGGGTGGCGAGCAAGAAAACCAAATTTTGAGATACACTCTTCACACTGAATCCAGCGACTAACACTTACTGCATATTGTTCGATCAGTTGTGTGTTGACTAATCTTTCGCAACCCCGTTCAACGAGCCATTCCCAGGTTTTCTTAAAAATATCAGCAGCGTCAAACTCTAATCCATTTTTCTGCTTGGCTTTTAGGTACTCTTTAACTGGCGGCATCACATGACCTTCCAAATTAGTTGGAGTTGGTAGGTCAATTACTTGGGCGTCTTGTCCAGCTTGAATTTTATCGTGAAGTGATTTAGGTTTGCGTCCAGCACCAATTCGGGATCCACCACGGTTTGTACCATCTTTAGCCAAATCTCTCCCTCCTTCCGGCAGGGGTTAATACCCTGTTTGATTTCGCTTTTTTGCACACGAAGGCCCAGGCCCGCTCCCGCGCGCAAAATTTTTAAAGATTCGATGGCCCCCTCCGTGGTCTAATAATGATATTGACGCGGCTTCTGATGCCAGCGATCATCCATCTGCACTGTAATACGGGAATGGCATGGCTTGCACAATGCCATTAAGTTCTTGAGGTCGTTGGTACCACCGTGTTCGAGCGGTAAAACGTGATGAACCTCGGTAGCTTGAGTGTACCTGCCCTGGCTTAAGCACATCTCACAGAAGGGGTGGTGAAGCAGGTAGCGCTGTCTGATCTTGGACCAGCCATGATGGTAACGGGGACGACTGTGCTTTGGTCGTTGGTATCGATTGTAATTAGAACTTACTTGCTTAGCGTGTTCATCACAATAAGTATTGTGAGTTAGCCGTGGGCAGCCAGGGTAACGACACGGCTTCTTGGGTGAATAAGGCATGACGTTCTTCCTTTCTAATAGCATAAGAAAAGCCCAGCGGTGTAATCTGCCAGGCCTCAATGTTATAAAGCAAATGCCTTGTCTTAATTTTCTACACTATCATCGTAACATGGATAAGACTGTTATTTGTTCTTCATTTTACCTTTCTAGTGATGTGCTCCATAGAGTAGGAGAGTAAGATGGTCGAGTGCCTTGTTCTTCCTATTGTAGGCGGTGGTCTTAGCAATGAAGTACTTATTCATTACAATTGTTAATCCTTCGTTCATTGATTGGTGCGGAGTCCGGTAGCAAACGTCCAGGATAAAGTGTTCATCTTCAGACAGTTCGTCCCAGGCCGGTTCAAACCATTTGAAGTAAAGCTGAGCTTGCTGGTAGCGTTCATTCAGCTTAGCCGTCTGACTGATGCCATGAAGCAGACGATGCTCAGTGGGATTATCTTTTTTGGTGCCGCTGGGCGCGAAACCATACTGTGGTGAATTGATACTCATCATCTGTTCCTTAACCTGCTTCAAATCATCCCGATAAGAATCAATGATAAACTTCATACCATCGTAGTCTTTTAATGCAGCAATAGTGGCCCGGCGCTTGTCTAAGTAATTCCACATGATACTCATACACAAACACTTCCTTTCAGGTTGGCTTTCACTGCATTGATCAGCGCCAGCTGAGTTTTATCCTTGTGCTTCAAGGCGGCCAGGATGTTTTCATCAATCGTACCTTCAGTGATGATATGGTAAATAACCACGGGCTGACGCTGACCCTGCCGCCAGAGCCGAGCGTTGGTTTGCTGGTAAAGCTCCAAGCTCCAGGTCAGTCCATACCAGATCAAAGTAGCACCTCCAGCTTGCAGATTAAGTCCGTGACCCGCAGAGGCAGGATGAATTAGTGCGAGCGGAATCTTACCGGCATTCCAATCTTTAATGTCTTGAGTGTCTTTAATTTCACGCATATTAAAACGTTGCTTGATCTGTGCTAAGTCATGCTTGAACCAGTAGGCGACGAGTACTGGCTTGCCGTTGGCAGCTTCGACTAAATCTTCCAGGGCATCGAGTTTACGCTGGTGGATTTGAACAACTTGCTGCTGATCATCGTAAACACAGCCATTGGACATCTGACAAAGTTTGTTAGACAGACTAGCCGCGTTCAGCGCATCGATCTGTTTGCCGTGGGTCGAAACCACCAGCTGAGTCTTGAGTTCATCATAGATTGCTTGTTCGCTATTGCTCATCTTGACCGGTACTGTGTTCATGGTTAGCGGTGGAAGATCCAAGTAATCCTGAGACTTCATGGAGATGGTGATGTCATCAATGGCCCGGTAAATACTTTGCTCAGCACCTGGCTTTGGCTTGTAAGTGAAGACTTGATACATATTGCGCTTGTCAGGATCAAAGTAATTAGTCCGGTAGTATGAGATGAAGCGGCCAAGTCTTTTGCCCATGTCCAGCACCCGGAATTCTGCCCACAAATCCATTAGCCCATTAGAAGATGGCGTGCCGGTTAGGCCAACCACACGTTTAATCAGGGGACGGACTCGTTTCAGTGCCTTGAAGCGTTGGGATCGATAGGACTTGAAACTCGACAATTCATCAATTACCAGCATGTCATAATCAAAGTTCATACCAGAGAATTCAATCAGCCACTTTAGGTTTTCCCGATTGATAATGTAAATGTCAACGTCTTGTTGCAGAGCTTTAATGCGTTGTATTTTGGGACCTGTTACGACTGAATAAGTCAGGCTTTTCAAGTGGTCCCACTTCTCTATTTCATCTGGCCAGGTTTGTTTAGCAACTCTTAGCGGCGCCACAACTAGGACCCGGTGAACCTTGCCTTCCTGAATGAGCTGCTTAATAGCCGTGAGGGTAATGACACTTTTGCCAAGGCCCATGTCGAGCAGGATCGCAGCAACAGGATGATCCAGAATGAACTGAGTAGCGTATTGCTGATATTCATGCGGCTTGTATTGCATCAAGCATTCCTCCAATCTGATCGAATTGATCGCAAACGAAGACTTGAAAGCCAAGTTGTTTTAGCTGATTGAGCCTTTGTACTTGAAGCAGGCGGGGATGCTTGCCGGGAGCTTTCATTTCCACGAATCCCAGGTGACCATCAGGTAAAAGGACAATTCGATCGGGAACTCCAGCCATTGATGGCGAAACGAACTTCAGGCATAAACCGCCGCGACTTTGAGTAGCTTTCACAAAAGCTGTTTCGATTCGTTTTTCTAGCATTTTCGATAATCCTTTCTATGTGTTGATTCATCAAAGTATTAAGAGAGTTTGTGACGGTCATGTCAGTCGATTTACTACTCTTCTCTATGCTCTTTTTTTCTATTTTTTATTCCTATATACAAGTGAAGAAATAGACTGTCACGACTGTCACCATTACAGATGAATGTTGATGGAACACGCTTTCTCGTTAATTGAAAGTGACGGTCGATGACACTCTCAATTAAGAAATTCCTCAGTCTTTAGTCGTAACCCCTTCACGAAACGTCTACTGTGGTTCCTTTGACGCTGAAAGCCAGCATTCTGTAGCGCCGTGTAAAAGTCTGAAGTACTGCGGATATATTCACCGATACTCTGGCAGTATTCCCGGTACTTTTGATAGAGATCACCTGACTTTTGCTCATAGCTGGGATCTAGTTCACAATTCTCGTTGAGAAAGTGTCCCAACCAATCATTATCGGCATGGTAGGCCTTAACTGCTTGTTCGACCGCTGCCGGGGTGGTTAACCGGTAATTCTGCTGAATGATTCGCTGCGCGCCCTCAATAATCCACTGCAAAACAGCCGGGCCAGCTTTTTCAGTAAGAAACTGGGCATAGTTTTTGACATCGTTGCGCTTAGCAATCGTGGCTTTAAAGGGAATCACAATCAAGCGCCGCCAGATCCCTTCATCGTTACCACCCACGTGGGGGAGGTAGTTGGTGTAAAGGACGATGGTGTGACTGGGGGTAAAGGAGAAGGGCTTCATGTACTTCTTTTCGGCGTAAATTTCATCGGTCGAACAGAGCTGCTTCACGATGGAGGTATTCAGTCGTTTGCCTTCTTCTAACTCAGCGGAGATAATCAGCCGCTTGCCCTTTACTTCGGCCATCTCCGGCTTGACGTTACGATGGACACCAGTTGTTAAGGCATCAGCCGAGAGGTGGCCAGTGTAAGTGCCGAGTACATTGGCAATTGTGTTCCAGAAAGTTGATTTACCATTTCGTCCGCTGCCATAAGCAATGATCAGGGCTTCTAAGTAAACCTGACCGATTGCTACCAGACCCACGATTTCTTGAACATAATTAATTAGTGCTTGGTCGTTGCAGAAGAAAGTATTCAACGCTTCTTGCCAGAGGTCCATCCCCTGATTACCGGGAATACAGGAAGCTGATTTGGTGATTAATTTGCTTGCTTGAATGTCCTGTTGGCCGTGCATTCCTTTCTTTAAATTGAAAGGACCAATTGGGGTATTCAGTAAAAATGGATCGGCATCGAACTCGTTGATTTCTTTCACGAGCTTTGGCCGTGAATTGGTTAAGATCCCGTTAATCCCCCGAGTACTGCGTTCTTTCAAAATGAAAGCTTCATAGGATTTAGCATTTTCGTAGTCTTTGAACGTCGCTTGTTGTTCATCATTAAAGCCCCGGCTGGCTTTCGTCTTGCCCATTGTTTGCAGGGCGTTTGCGACCCCATTGTTCTTGATTACTTGATAACTTTGAGAGACACGGAGTTGGGCATCAGCTAGTTGTTGATCGGTGAAACGCTGAACTTCGCCTAGAGCTAGCGGTTCTGATTCCTGCCAGACCTTGCCATCAAACCACATGAAGCCGGACTGGTTGGTGTAGCAGACACGGTTCTTGCAATTGTCGACAAAGACATAGGATTCGCCAGTGTCAGAATAGTCATCAGGTTGCAGTCCATCGTTCGGCTGGTTATATTCTTCAGGCGGAATATAGCCTTTTTGACTGGCCATTCGCTGCCCAAATTTAATGGCACTGTGCCAGATAGTTTGTAACTCTCGCTCTTCTAATGGCGGATCGCACTTGGCCGCTTCATCTTGAAATGCTTGACGGGCTTCAGCGGTATTTCCCAACCGCATAATGATGCGACCAGCAAAATGGGAAAGGGTGGCATTGCGCTTGCCTTCGCGAATGGTGCCGACACCTTGCTTGGTAAAGTAACGCTGGGCCATCATAAATTGGTCCACCGTCTGTGTTCCTTCATGCCAGGTAACTTTTGTGATTGGAACACCGAAGACAAAACGGGCAGTATCAAGGGCGTTATCGTCAAAGTAGGGGAAGTATTCCTGAAGTTCGTGTTTTAGTTCGGCATAGGTTTTCGCATCTGTAATCTCAGTAATAGGGAAGTAGACATGAAACTTAGGTCGGGGTGCCTTCTGGTTCTTGGTTTTCATGTTGTTGCGTGACAGTGCGATAGCAAAGGCAACATTGTCAAAGTAATTGGCAATATCTGCGGGCTTGATCCAGACTGTAGGATCATCTGAGTGATCGTTGTCGCAGTCCATGACCAGGCAATCAGCTTTAATGAAGTTTGTAATGTTACGTTGATTGTGTTTGAATTGGCCACAAACATGATCGTAGTGGACGGCTTGTTCTAGTTTCTTAACGTTAGTGATCGTCAACTGACGGGGATAGGCCGTATTGCTAGCCTGACCAGCACTAGTCGCAGTTGATAAGGTAAAGTGCATCTTTAGTGGACCTCCATTTCGGTATTAAAGTAGCGGATGTTCTTATTTTTTCGCTTAGCTAGGCGGATGAAGTAGCGCATGTCGTGCGTTGAGTTGCCAAATGACCAGACTTCGGCACATTTAGTGAGCATGACGATGTTGATAAAAGCCGCGACTTGAAACTCCTTGGAACGGTGCAGATTAATAAATTGTGGCAGGTAAAGCTGCGGACAAACGGGAATCCCGCCATGTTGATAGACAAAACGGCAGTAAGAGCGAACTGCCATAATGACTTTTGCATCACCTTTTACTACCTCGGTAAAGGGTGCGATCACAAAGATCATTGGACGGTAATTGGGATTTAGTTTGTTATTGCGCAGCTTGGCAATTGCCGTGGTTGCTTTTGACATAGATTCAGATCCTTTCATAAAAAAATTTGAGTACTCAAAAAGCCCTCACCGATAAGCCAGATGAGGGTGGAAAGTAAACCATCAAAATTAATCTTTTTTGTAGAAATCGCCGACAAACCCGGCTGCATTCAGGATCAAGCCGCCAGCCCAACTAGGAACTTCAGTCATGATATTGACTATCGTATCTAATGAACTGTCTTTCGGGGCATCGATTACGGCTTCATCATGAATGTGCATAACAACAGGGTTACCGGTATTTTCTAAACGTCGCATTGCTTCAGCTAATAGATCGCGACTGGTTGCTTGAACAATGTTTTCGACGAGCTTCGCCCCATAAGTTTCAATACGGGACCACTTTTTAACAGTGTTGATACCCATAAAAGTAATTGATTCACTGCCAAAACGGTTGGTACCAATCTTGGGTTGAGGATAGCAGAGATAGCGACCGGACCGTAATCGTAAGAACATGCAGCCACTACGATAAATAAACCTCATGCCGTGGGTGGCTTGCGGTAGATGTGATTTAATGCATTCTTTTGCTGCTCTGTCGATATCCCACCAAAACTGCACTATATGAGGGCTGGCATTACGCCACATTTGTACTAACGGGAGTAATTCTTCCTCGGTTAAACCCAATTTAGTGGCACCCATCGCTTTGAGTGCACCGATGGAACCACCATAGCCTAGTGCAAGTTCAGCAATCTTACCCTTTTGCCGGAGTCCACCATTAACCCCATGCTTAACAACGGGAACCCCGAACATCTGACTAGCGGATGCACAGTAGATGTCCTCATTATTGGCAAAGGCCTCTTGTCGCCATTGCTCATCAGAGAGCCAAGCAATTACACGTGCTTCAACGGCTGAAAAGTCAGCTACATAGAAATGATGTCCTTGGCTGGGGATGAAGGCAGTTCTAATTAATTGTGATAGGACGTCAGGTACTGAGTCGTAAAGCATCGAGAGCACAGTAGTGTTGCCTTGTTTAACTAGTTCACGAGCTTCTTCTAGGTCAGGCATTGAATTGCGTGGCAGGTTTTGTACTTGTACTAAGCGCCCAGCCCACCGCCCAGTCCGATTGGCACCATAAAATTGCAGGAGTCCATGAACGCGACCATCTTGGCACATTGATTTTTGCATTGCCTGATACTTCTTTACGCTAGACTTTGATAATAGTTGACGCAGGCTTAGAACTTGATGAACCTTATCGGTGGTAGTTTGTAAAAGTTGAGCTACTGAGGCTTTGGATAGAGAGTCGGTATTCACTCCCCGCTGGTTGAGCCAATCTTTTAACTGCAGGGGCGAGTTTGGATTAGCCAGACCGGTTAATTGCTGGGAAGTTTGCAAGTACTGATCATGAAATTCCTCCTGGCACTTGATAGCATTGTTAACCAGCTGCTGATCAATCCGAATTCCACGGTCGTTGATATCTTGATCCATCCAGTAATTTTCCCATTCGTTTTGCGGTACCGGGAAGCGGCTGAGTTTTTGGGTAATTTCCATTTCAACCTCCACATCACGCTGATTATACTGCTTGAACTGCTGCCACTTGTTGGGGGCATGGTAGGGAAAGTTACGAGTGCGATGCTGGTTCGCTTTGGTCGGTTTGCAAGGGGTGCAAAAGTAGTGTACCAGTTCTTTACCGGCAGTAATTTTTTGGCGGGGTAGTCCAAGAACTGTCCCAACATCGCGCAAAGATAAGGGCAGACCAAGGGTGGCAGCCCAAACTCGAGAACAGTGCCAACCAGCAGGTTTTAAACGGCGACCAACAAAATGGGATAAGCAGACCCGTTCAAACTGTGCATTGAAGGCGCTCTTGATAATGGTAGGATCATTCAGAGCTTGGATAATCTGAGGCGGAATCTTTTCACCCTGGGTTAAATCAACGACTTTGACTTGCCCAAAATCGACAGCATAACCGAACAGTAATAGCTCAAAGTCATCACTATCGGCATAACGGTAGACTCCAGTTTGATTTAAATTGGTGCTGGAATAAGTTTCAATGTCGATTGAAAGTTGCTTCATTAGAAATCCTTTCTACAAAAAATGGGTAGTCACATTCGACTGCCCATCTTTTGATTTAAGCTAAGAAATCATCATTGTTGTCGTCAATGGCGGTAAAGTCATCGCTGGCACTAGCATGACCACCTAGCGGCTCCCCATCCCGAATCTTTTGAATATTGCCGAGCCCACAAGCAATTCCGCGGTTGCCATTGGTATTAAAGGAGTAGAAGTTGATTGATACCCGGGCATAGCAGCCACTGTAAACTTCATTGCGGTCGAGAATGGGTTGGACATGCTTGTCCACGATTTGTGGGGACGTGATGGAGTTAGCGTTAATGAAGTAGCTGTTTTGGTAAGCTTCATCGTCCCGTTCCACATCCCCATCGCGTAAAGGAAGTTTGAGGGTGGCCTTGTTTGGCTTCTTACCGCCAAATTTGCCAATCCCCTCTTGGATGGCGGCATCGATGGCTTTTTCAATCGCTGTAATGGTTTTCTGATCTGACTTGGGGATAATCAGACTGACTGAGTATTTTTCTTTACCGCCATTAATAGACTTGGGTTCCCAGATGTTGGCGTAAGAAAGACGAGTGTTAATACCAGTAACGACCTTAGTTTGTTGTGACATATTATTTTTCCTCCTTAAATTCATCCTGTGGGTTTGATTTGCCAATACTCTGACGCCGATCAGAATTTGGTACTAAAGTTGGTTTACCCGCAGGTTTGACAATTTCCCGACTGAACAGCTCAGCGAACTTCTTCTTGCCGAGCTGTTTTTCTAATTTTGTAATTGGTAGTAGCTTCTTTTGGTAAATATTGTGATAGCCATTAGCTTCAGCAATTTTTGTCACGTCCGCTTCATTTTTGTAATGTCGGACTGATCGACCTTCGACAATTTTGAAACCTGGCCACTGCTTACCATGGTTGATGGCTAAGTCGGCAGCGTATTCTTTAACTTCATGTGCCCATCGATTTAAGTCATCAATATGTTCCAGCACCTCAGTAACTTCATTATCTGTTAGCAGATTAGGAGAACAAAGCTGAAACCTAGTAAGTTTATGATGGTAGTCATATCGGGCACGCAATACAGCATTGCAAGCAGAGAACTGGCACCAGGGACCATAACGAATAGTACCTTTGCCAGCAAAAGCTAATTCAGCTTTTTGTTTGAGTTCGGTGGTAGCCCAGTGCATGAGCTGTTTGGCATTAATCGTCCGAGTACTGATATTGGCCATACGAGGTTGAAAAATTGTAGTTTCGATCTCATCAACGTTGTACAAGTTACCGAACATTTCCAGGGCACCAATGGCATAGAGTTTCATTTGTGGGTTGTTCTTGGCTTCTACTTGGACACCTTTGCCATATTTGAAGTCGATAATGTGGAGCAGGTGATCGGAAATAATCACACAGTCGCCAGTGCCGAAGCCTTCTGGGACATATTTAGAGAAGTCCAATTTCTGTTCCACGCGGATGGTAGCGTCAGGCGCATATTTCTTTGCTTTACTGTATTGTTCCATAACGTAGCTGGCATAATCGTCAGTCAGACTCTCCATCTCATCAGATTGATAATCAGAGGATGGACGTTTGAACTTATTGCCAAGTAGACGATGAATCTTGTACTCTCCCAAGGCATGAGCAGCCGTTCCTTCAGCGGCAGCACTGGTGGTGGAGTGCGGGAAGTATTGTTCCAATCGTGGGAGTGGCGGAGCACTTAGCCAACGGTTGGCACTGGAAGCTGATAGTAAAGCGTGATATTTTGGTGAACTCATTGTCCCAAGCCCTCCGCACTGTAGTAAAGATCCTTGTAATCCTTAGGGTCTACGTCGGATAATTTTTCAGCACCAAATTTATGAAGCAATGCTTTCACTTGAGCGGTGTAGCCTTCACAACTCTTCTTTGCTAGCATCTTGCGAACCGTTACTTTATCTTCAACTGGATCGCGCTTTGGTTGCTCATTATCACATGGGGCTGCATCCTGATTGCTTGATAGCAATTTACGTATGGACTGAATGGCATCCTTGGCTTGATCAAGCTGGTTCTCAGCTTCCTTAAGTTGTAAATCGAAGTCATTCATTGCGCTCATAGGAATCCTCCTTTACTTCGTTAATTTGTAACTGTTGAACATCCTTACTGGGTGCGATCACCATCAAGTGATGCGGTTTACCGAGCAGTAAACGTAGCAGTCGTTCACGGATCGTGACGTTGCGCATGCTGACAACACCATCTTGAGGATGATTAGCTACTGAAATTGAAATCTTATTAGCCATATTGGTTATCCTTTCTTTTTGGATTTAGTAAGGAATAATCGCCTTACACTTACAGGCCATGTGAAGCGCAAAAGTAAACGATTATTTTTGAAGAATTTTTTTGAGGCGTCGCTTGATGGTTTGCAAACGTTTAGTAATTGCCATTTTGCTGACACCTTCTTCTTTGGCAATGTCGATCTGTTTCATACCGTCCCAGAACTTCTTCATGAGTAACTTTCGCTGTGCTGGTGTAAGTTGACTGACACTCTGGTGGAGTTGATCCATTTCTTCCTTATTAATTACCTCTTGCAACGGATCAGCATCATCTTTTACCAGGGCGCCATATGGGTCATAGGCTTCGAGTGAAACATGACGACGGGTTTCACGGTGGTTATCGTTGTATTCAATACGATTAAGTTCGATGATTTCTTTGCCTTTAGCTTCTGTGACCGTGATTTCTTTGATCCCAGTTGGTTGATGTAGCTTAATGCGCATACTGCCATCTTTAGTGTCTGAGATCTCCATGTTGAGCTGGTGACGGTCGTCGTAGTATTTCTTCATAAGAAATTCCTCCTCTTGGATCTCCCAAGCGAAGGAATCGAAGGCATACTAAAAGCCACTAACAAGGCAATAAGAAACAGACCTAAACGATAAATCGCTTGGGTACTGCAACTTGCCTTACTAGTGGCCTGTTACAGGATGTTATTCAGTTAAGTGCATGCTAGTAAAAGTTGTTGATCGAGCAACACATGCTAATTAATCAGCTAAAAATATACGCGAATGTAAAGATAATTATCCGAAAGGAAATGCTAATCTGGTATAATTATCGTTGTCGAGTACTAATCTCTAACTGATATTTGAATAGTAACAAGATAATTAAGTCATCTCAGTCATTTTAGATACTCAAAGTCACTGAAAGTTATTTTTAGAAGGTGGGAAATTGGGGATTAACAGGTTTCAGGTACTAGTAGATGCATTAAAACCTCTTAGTGAAATCGATGAGTCAGTACCTATCCAAGATGCAGTACTAGTGATATTTGAGAATTACACAAAAAACTGGAATGCACATAATTATCAAGAATCAAACTATAAAAGGCTGTATTACAAAGGGTTGAATCGTTCGGCTGCTCATAAGCTCGAAAAAAGTGGTATAGCCAAAGATAAATTCAAGGATTATATCAATGAGGCTAGTTATTCCCAAAAAGAATCAATCAGTAAGTATCTTTTGGAAAAATTGCAATTAAAAGAAGAAATTCCGGCAGAAAGTCTTACATATTATTGCGTTAACCTAATGTCCGAATTAGTAGAAGAAGCAAAGCGTAAAAAGCAATTAAGAAAACAAAAAATCCCCACAAAAAGTGAGG